AGCAGCAGGCGGAAAACAGAGCATGAAGCGAACCCAATTTGAAGGCATGGCGCCGAACGAGCAAGCCTCGTTTGCCAAGCAAATCAGAGAGGGTAAAGCAGTCCTCACGGACTAAACAAACCTATCCGAAGCAATCAATGCCCGCCATGTGCGGGCTTTTTCATTTGAAGGAGTCCAATCATGGGCGCACTTACTCTTACCTCTCTCGTCCCGTCGATTTACGAAGCGATGGATGTTGTCTCGCGTGAATTGGTCGGCTTCATTCCGGCTGTTGCCCGCGATTCCAATGCCGAACGCGCCGCCGTCGGCCAGTCGATCATCTCGCCGGTTGTTGGTGCAATGGCTGCTGAAAACCTGACCGCTGCTGCGTATGCTGCCGACACTCCGGCGCAAACCATCGGCAATGTGCAGATGACCATCTCCAAGGCCCGCTCGGTTCCGTTCGGCATCACTGGCGAAGAAAATCGCGGCCTGAATATCGCTGGAACCAAGGCTTCGATCAATCGCAACCGCATCGCTCAGGCCATGCGTACCCTGACCAATGAAGTTGAAGCTGACCTGGCTGCGCTGCACGTTGCTGCATCGCGTGCTTACGGCACCTACAACACCACGCCCTTCGGCACCGCTGGCGTGCTGACCGACTTCGCCGAAGCTCGCCGCATCCTTGACGACAACGGCGCTCCGCAGTCAGACATGCACATGGTTCTCGGTTCAACTGCTGTCGCCAAGATTCGCGGCGTTCAGTCCGGTCTGTTCAAGGTCAATGAAGCCGGCACCGATGATCTGCTCCGCCGTGGTTCGCTCGGTGAAGTCGAAGGCTTCCAGTTGCACAACTCTGGTCAGGTGAAAACCGCTGTGACCGTTGGCACTGTGACGGCAACCGTTGATGCTACTGGCTACGCCGTTGGCACGACCAGCCTGACGCTCTCCGCTGCTGCCGTGGCTTTGCTGGCTGGTGACATCATCACCTTCGCTGGCGATTCCAATCAGTACGTGGTTGCAGAGGCTATTTCTGGCACGGGTGGCGTTCTCAAGATTGCCGAGCCTGGCTTGAAGGTCGCCATGTCCGCCGCAACCAAGGCCATCACCGTCGTTGCTGCGACTACCCGCAACATGTTCTTCCAGCGTTCTGCCATTCAACTGGCTACCCGCGCACCGGCCATGCCGGATGAAGGCGACGCCGCTGATGACGTGATGCTGGTCACTGACCCTGTATCTGGCATCACCTACGAGTTTGTGATTTACAAGCAAAAGCGTCAGGTGCGCTACGAAGTCAACTTGGCGTGGGGCGTGAAGATGATCGCACCGCGTTACTGTGGCCTGTTGATCGGCGCCTAAAACTGAATGGGCAGGGCTTCGGCTCTGCCCTTTCTTTTGGAGATTGAAATGGGGTCACTTCCTGTCGTCCGTATCGTCTGGCCTGCCAATGCAGAGTACGGCGGATTCGTTGAAATCAACGAGTCGGACTTCGATCCGAAGATTCATAAGCTGTTTGTTGAGTCTGAAGAGGAACAACAGGCAGAAGCACCTAAACGGCGTGGTCGTAAGCCAAAGGAAAAGGCTGAGTAATGGCATTGATCGTCGAGACTGGAACCGCTGCGGCTGATTCCGAAAGCTACGCCAGCGTTTCCGATGCCACTGCCTACGCGACTGCCAGAGGATTAACTGCATGGAGTGGCGCGGATGCCGTGAAAGAGTCGGCACTTCGTAACGCTACACAGTATCTCGACGCCACCTACCGTTTTAAAGGCAACCGCGTTGCCGAGCATCAGGCGCTCATGTGGCCTCGATCCGGTGTCATGTTTGACGGCTATACGCTAGCTTACGATGCCATCCCGGCGATGCTGAAAACCGCGTGTATCGAGCTTGCCATCAAGGCTATTTCCGGTTCGCTTATCGTTGATCCTGATTCGCAATATGTGACTGATGTTCAGGTCGGACCGATCAAGAAATCAATGTCTGCTCCGCAGAATGGCGGGCAGAAAACCTACTCGCTGATTGACTCGCTGCTGCGTGACTTGATCGCAGGCTGGTCTGGTTCGGTTCAGTTGGTGCGGGCCTAAACGTGAGCTTCTACGGCGATCTTGCGCTTACTGCTGACGATCTGTTGGCAGAGTTCGGCAAGCCGATCACTATCCGCGCGAACACGCCGGGAAACTACGATCCGGATACCGGAACGACGACGCTAACCACGGCTGATGTAGTTGGCAATGGATGCATATTCGACTATGGCACACAGGCCATCGATGGCACGCTGATCGTGCAAGGTGACAAGCGGCTTTATCTGTCGCCGGTAGGCGTGTCGGAGCCTGGCATTGATGATTTGGCGATTGCCGGCGGCGTCACATGGCGCATTACGCTGGTCAAGGCCATAGCACCGGCTGGCGTTGCCGTGCTTTACGACTGCAATCTGCGCAAATGACGACCTCGCAGACATTCGGACTTGATCTTTCCAAGGCTTGCGAGAAGGCCAAAGGACAGACTGAGATGGTTGCGCGAAAGGTAATGCTAGATTTGTTCAGTCGCGTGATTATGAAATCTCCGGTTGATACAGGTCGTTTCCGTGCGAACTGGAATGTTGGCTATGGATCGCCTGACAAAACCACTACTAATGCGACTGATAATTCGCTTGGCAGAGTAACCAATGAAATCAGCACGGCAAAGATAGGTGGAAGTATCTATCTGAGTAACTCGCTGCCTTATAGCATCCGGTTGGAAAATGGCTGGTCAGGCCAAGCGCCTGCCGGCATGGTTCGCCTGTCGCTCGTTGAAATCACTAACCAGTACGGTGCCTAATGAGTCAAAAGACAATCCGCGCCGCATTGGAAGGCCGACTGAAAACATGGGCGGATGCTCAAGCGCCGGCGATTCCTGTGGCATGGCAGAACGTCAGTTACACGCCAGTAGCCAATACGAAATACATCCGTGCCTATCTGCTGCCAGCCGAGACATTCGACGGCGCAGTAACCGGAGATTACAAACTCTACGCCGGGATATTTCAGCTATCCATCTATTCCCCTGAAGGCACCGGAACCGGCGCAGCGGAAACGATAGCCGAGGCGATCATTGCTCAGTTTGCGCAGAACACCGCTATCTCGAAATCAGGTCTGACGATCATCATTGCGCGCACTCCTTCAATGGGTACAGCAACTAACGATAAAGGGTGGCATGTGCTACCTGTGAGTATTAGATACCGCGTGGATAAGACAACTTAGCGTAAGAATTCTTACGCAACAGTAAAAAACTTTCTATGACCTGCTACGGCAGGTTTTCTTTTGCCCGTATGGGCGACCCGGCTACCGAGAGGTGGCTTTTTTTTCGTCCATTGAAAGGAACCACTATGGCCCAGGTGCCCACGGGGAGTACGTTTTACGTTGCTTCCACCATTGCTGCCGCAAAAACTACCACCATCGTCACGAACGCTACGGAAGCGGTCGTTACTTCTACCGCTCACGGTTTCTCAAATGGCGATATTGTCATCATGTACTCCGGCTGGGGCCGCCTGAACAAGCGTGCATTCCGCGTCAAATCCGTGGCGACTGATACCTTCGTTCTCGAAGGCGCGGATACTTCTTCGACTACCTATTTCCCGGCTGGTCAGGGTATCGGTACGGTGCAGAAGATTTCTGCATTCACGCAGATCACTACGATCATGAATCCGGCGACCAGCGGTGGCGAACCGAAGACGACGACTTACAAGTTCGTCGAGTCGGATGTCGAATATTCGATCAATGACGGTTTCAGCGCCACGAACTACACCGTTGAAATCGATGCTGATTCCATCGGCACCGCTGGCTATACTGCGCTCAAGACTCTGACTGACGTTCAAACCGATACTGTGCTGAAGATCATTACCCGTTCCGGTTCGTTCAACCTGATTCCTTGCACGGTAGCCCTGAACGAGTCTGTATCCATGTCTGAAGGCCAGATCAACCGCTGCGTTGCCACGTTCAACGGAAACAATCGCGCAGTCCGTTACGCCTCCTAAGGTTTAGATCAAGGCTAGGCCACAAGCCGAAAGCGCGTTCCTCGTTCGCGTTGCCTTCGATCTTCCTAACGAGGTGTCTAACGAGGACACTCCATGCTGAAACTCACGCCGAATCCTACCTTTACTGCTTCGCTTGACATTGATTTGCCGGGTGGAAAAAAAGAGAAGGTGTCTTTTGTTTTCAACTACAAAGACAAGACGCAATATGAAGAATTCATTGCTAGGTGCGCTGAAGGAAAGAACCAATATTTTGACGCGCTAGTGGAAATTGTTAGCGGGTGGGATGGCATTGAGGAAGAGTTTTCAAAAGACTCCTTCGCGCTGTTTTTGAAAAACTACCATCGCGCAACTCAGGGCGAAAACAACGAACTTCTGACGATTGAAACAAGAATTTTCCACCTGTACGTTTCCGAACTGACCGGCGCCCGCTTGGGAAACTGAGGAAGGTCGCCCGCTTCTTCTACCAGAAAAGACCATCGCAGCAAGAGCTAGATGCGATGGGCTTTACGCTAGATGACTACGGCGACGAATTCACGCAGGTCGAAGTTTTCCCCGAGAACTATCAGGCATCAATCGTCTTTCAATCTTTGCTTACCCAATGGCGTCTCGGCTTTAATGGTCCGGTAGGACTTGATTACGGTGTTGTGCCTACCGTTCTCAAGTTGCACGGCATCAAGCGCAAGCGGTGGGAAGAGATATTCCACTGCCTACGGGTCATGGAAGACGAAGCGTTAGTCACGATACATAACAACAAGTAACCGCCTACGGGCGGTTTTTATTTTGAGGCTCCGCATGGCTGAAGAGATTGTCACACTCGGTATTGAGGTTAAGACCGATGGTGTAAAGCAGGGTGCGGAATCCCTCGATAAACTGGCACAGGCAGGCGCACGGGCTGAAAAATCAACCTCTGCCATGTCAGATTCCGCTGCGAAGGCAAACGCCCAAATCGCAGCGATGGCGCAGAAAGCAGGTAGTGCTTCTGGCGCATTCAAGCCGTTAGACCCTGCCTCTGTTTCCCTATCCAAGATTGCCACAGAAGCGCAGAAAGCCAACGCGCAACTATCCGGAATCGGCAATCAAACCAGCAAGTTTGAACAGATTGCAAAGTCCGCTGACTCCGCATCAGTCGGGATCAACAAGGCCGCTCAAAGCCTCGATAAATTCCAGAAAGAAGCCTCCAGCATTCAAGGGATCGCTGGTTCTTTGTCGTCTGGATTTTCCACGCTGGCTAAATTAGCGGGCGGCCTGTTTGCTGGCGTTTCGATTGCTGCCTTTGCCGGAAAACTGGTATCCGTTCAGCGCGAGTTCGACGTTCTCAATTCATCGCTGATTACGATCACCGGAAGCTCTGCGAATGCCGAAAAGGAACTCGCATGGATCAAGGAATTTGCCGCTGAAACTCCGTTCTCGCTGGCTGAAGTAACGCAGGCATTCATCAAGATGAAATCCTTGGGTCTTGATGCCTCCAAGGAATCCTTGACCAGTTACGGCAACACCGCCTCGGCAATGGGAAAGTCGCTTAATCAGATGATTGAAGCGGTCGCAGATGCTTCTACGGGCGAATTTGAGCGCCTGAAAGAATTTGGCATCAAGGCCAAGCAAAACGGCGATCAAGTAGCTTTGACGTTCCAAGGCGTCACGACAACCATCAAGAACAATGCTGAATCTATCAGCCAATACCTGACGAACATTGGTAATAAAAACTTCTTCGGCGCGATGGAAGAACGCGCAAAAACGCTTGATGGCGCCATCTCAAACCTTGGTGATTCATGGGACGAACTGTTCAGAACGATCAACCAGAACAACACGGGCGGATTGATCTATGACAGCGTGAAACTCGCCTCTGGAGCAATCAGTGACCTTATTAGTGTCATTCGGGCGATGAATTCAGCCTATGCCGAAGGAACGCAGGAATCAGGAGCATTCGCAAGTATTCAAGGCGGAATTTCGTCTGCGCTTGATGCGGTCTCCATCGTAGCCACTCGCGTTAAGTTCGGCATTACGGCCATCGGCAAAGAGCTAGGCGCACTGGCTGCTCAGGCGGTTGCAGTTAGTCAGTTGCAATTCTCGCAGGCTGCGACCATTGGCAACCTTCGTCGGGAAGATGCCAAGCAGGAAGCGGCCAATCAGGAAAAGGCACTAAAAGCCATTGCAAATCGCGCGCAGGCCGATAGTGATAGGCGCGGATTCGCCTCTCTGATTGATGGATTGCCGACCGACAAGCCGAAATCGAACGTGGTTTCGATTGGCGGCGGAGGAAAGCGCAGCGGCGGTCGCTCTATCGCTGCACAGGCATCCGAAGAAGCCAAAGCCTACGAACAGGCCATGAAGTCGTTTGCCGACATTGCCCGCGATGCCGACAAATCCACGCTAGACCTGTCCGGCAGTCAGCAGAAGCTATACGACCTGATGGTTTCCGCGAATTGGGCAAAGATGCCAGATGCGTGGAAGCAAACGGCACTCGCTCAGTTTGAAGCTGCCCGTGCTGCCGAACTGAATGCAAAGTTCCTGAAGGATGTAGAAGCGCAAAGCATCAAGAATGTTGCCGCGAATCAGGCGATGTTCGACCAGACGCAGACGTTGCAGAAGCAGGCCGAACTCTACGGCATGACGGCTTCGCAAATCAGCGTGATGGAAGAAGCGAGGCTGGAAGATGCCATCGCACTCGCTACGCAAAACGGTGCCTATCAGGAACACATCGCTTTTCTTGAGCAGGAGCTCGAAGCCCGCAAAAAGCTGAACGCAGCTTATGAAGAAAACGACCTTAAGCGCCTTTTGTCCGGCACCAAGTCACAGGAAAACAAGCGCAAGGAAGCCGACCGAGCAACTCTTGATCGAGGACTAGCCAGCGGAAAAATCACCAAGGATGAATACGACGAGGCGATTGCCAAGTTCAAGGAATCCACAGATGAAATGAGTGAGTTCTCAAAGCAGGCTGCACGCAACATGCAGGATGCAATGGCTGAATTCTTCATCAATCCGACGAAGGATGGGATTGAAGGAATGGCCGATTCGTTCGGTAAGACAGTGCAAAAGATGATTGCCCAGGCCGCATCAGCGCAACTGATGAATCTGCTGTTCGGCGATATTGGTAAGACAGGAAAACTTGGAACAGACAGCCTCGTTGGTGCCGGACTATCTGCATTAACTACCGCGTTCGGCTTCCACGAAGGCGGCATCGTCGGCTCCGGCGATCACTCATTTACCCGCACCGTTCCCGCCTCCCTATTTAACAACGCACCGCGCTATCACTCCGGTGCAATCGTTGGTGACGAGGTTCCGGCCATCCTAAAGAAAGGCGAGCGCGTATTGACCAAGGAACAGCAGCAAGGCATGGGCGGTAGCGTCGTCATCAACATCAACTCGTCCAATGGCGATCCTGCCGAGATTCGCCGGGCAGCAGCAGCCGGTGCGAGAACAGCGCTAGGCGCAATGAACGGGGCGCGTCGTTATGGCTGATTTCTTGGAAGAACGAATCTCTGCTGACATCCTGACCGGCGCCGGTTATCAGGATGATTACGCGGTCTATATGCCTTCCGACTCTGGTGGAAGTGAGTACAGATCATTAATTCACCCATTCCCAGTTCGTAAGTTCGATATTTCCTATTTGCTGGAAAAGCACGGCATGTGGGCGCAGTTGCTCAATCTTTACCATCGGGCACACGGCAAGTATGGCGGGTTCCGCATCCGGGCGATTGATGATTACAAGTCCTGCGCAACCAACCAGACGCCTACCGCATTCGATCAGCCAATGGGCCTTATCTCAACTGGCGTTTATGAGCTGAGAAAGTATTACGGACTCGATAAATCAGCCGGGGCTACAGGCTACCCCTATCGAAAAATCAAAAAGCCGGTATCTGGAACCGTCAAGGTCGGCATTCAGTCTTCAGAAATCCATTCTTCAATGTGGTCAGTAGATACGACGACCGGGATTGTCTATTTCGCTGCCGATAAGACGTTTTCGATTACTGCGATCACTAAGGCAGCAAATGCAGTCCTGACAATTGGATCGCACACGATCATATCTGGAACGCACGTCCATATATCTGGCGTTTCAGGTATGACGCAGATCAACGGACAGCGGGCAATGGTGACTGGTGTTGGCGCTACCACAATAACCGTAGCAATCGACTCAACCGCTTATTCTAACTACACCAGCGGTGGGGTGATTCATACCAATCCGCAATCTGGAGAGCAGGTTACTTGCGGATTTGAATTTGATACGCCGGTCAGATTCAACACGACGTTGCCGGTAGGGCAAGACCATTTCAATTACCGCTCGCTTGACGGTATCGAACTCATTGAATTGCTAAATCCATGAAATCGACCGTTTCTCCCTATCAAACGTCTGCGACATGCGTCCGTATTGAGTGCCTTAACGGTGTAACTGTCAGGCTGACCGCCTACCCTTACGACCTGACCATGAGCAACGGCGCCGTCTACAAGACAGACTACGGCTATGAGCCGACTGCCTTCGCCGCCTCGGCCTCGTTCAGCCCGTCGGCTATGGATCTCGAAGGCATCGTCGCCGTCGGCAGCGTCACCCGCGATACGCTGGCATCCGGCGTCTTCGACAACGCCCGCGTTTATATCTTCAAGTGCAACTTCCTGGCGCCCATCGAGGATTACGAACCGCTGGGCGCAGGATTATTCGGCAAGTCGACGCGCATCGATCATCGTTTCCGCATTGAATGTCTCGGTCTGGTGGACGCCATCAGCCAGACGGTCGGCGGCATCTATACCGCGTCCTGCCAGCGCACCTATGGCAGCGCCGACTGTGGCATCAGCCTGGCCAGCGTCACGGTGACGGGCACACTGACCGCCGTCACCAGCAATCGCGTGATTCGTGATGCAGCGCGCGGAGAGGCGGCCGACTGGTTCGGCGCCGGGCAAATCCATTTCACCAGCGGGCCGAACGTCGGATTGAAGCCGCTGGAAATCAAGAGCTATGCAGCAGACGGCACGATTACCACCTTCGACCCGTTTTATTACGCGCCGTCAATTGGCGATGCCTACGTGATGGTCAAAGGCTGCCGCCGCCGCGAATCCGACTGCATCGCCCAGGGCAACATCATCAACTTTTTCGGTTTCACCCGCATCCCGGCGGGCAGCACTTACGCAACGATAGGCGGCGAATGATGCGTGACCAGATCATTGCCGCCGCCCGGTCGCTGATCGGAACGCCATTCCGCCACCAAGGAAGAATTGCCCAGGGGGTTGTCGATTGTGCTGGCGCCATAGTGGCGATAGCCGACGACATCGGCGCCGATTACCTTGACCAGCAAGGCTACAGCAGCCACCCCTCCAACGGCCTGCTCGAATCGGCGCTCGATGCGCAGCCGTGCCTCGTGCGCGTGCCGCTGTCCGACATGCAGCCGGCCGACGTGCTGCTGATGAAGTTCGCCAGCGATCCGCAGCACCTCGCCATTTACGTCGGCTTCAATCCGGTCTATCAGGATCACGGCATCGTTCATGCCTACGCTCAGGCGCGCAAGGTATGCGAGCACCGCCTGACCGATGAATGGCGCGCCCGCATCGTGCGCGTCTATCGCTTCCAGGGGGCTGCATGAGTACCGTCGGGCAGGGTGCCGGTTATCTCGTCGGCGGGATTGCCGGTTTTTTCATTGGCGGCCCGTCAGGCGCGATTTACGGCGCCCAGATCGGCGGCATGATCGGCGGCTATCTCGACCCGCCGAAGCAGAAGGGAAACAAGCCGCAGACCGATTTGTCCGTGCAGACGGCGACCTATGGCGCACCTATCGGCACCGGCTATGGCAATTACGCAAAATACGGCAACCTGTTTTGGGTGGAAGGCAACAAGCTGCGGCTTGAAACCGGATCGTCCGGCGGTGGCAAGGGGGGCCATGGGGGCCAGAAAAAGGCGCGGCCTGATGAAATCTACGGCACCTTCGCCATCGGTTTCGGCGAAGGCGAGATCGTCGCCTTCGGCCGCATCTGGTGCAACGGCAAACTGGTCTATGACCCGACCGCCGGCACGCTGGGGGCCAAGATGGCCAACGGGGATGTCTCCGGCAACCTGACCTTCTACACCGGCAGCGCCACGCAACTACCCGACCCGCGCATGCAGGCCGACATGGGCGTTGCCCACACGCCCGCTTATCGCGGTCTGCACTGGATCATGTTCAGTGACTGGCCGATGGCCGACTACGGCAATACGCTGATGGGCGTGCAGGTCAAGGCCGAGATCATCAACTCGGCCACCGTGACGCAATACGTGCGGCACGTATTTTCACAGGATCAAATCCCGGACACGTCGACTTATCCCGGCGCGTGGGGAATCCAGTACGGCTATTTCAATCCACGGATACAGGACGGCATTTTTCGCTGCGACATCGCCAGTGTCGCCAATTCCTACGCCTACACCTATTCGATTGGTTTTGAAGGGAATCTGCTTTCGCGTGAATCGGGAGCTTATGAAACCGGCGTGTTCGGCTATATCGGCCAGTGCGCAGCAGGTTCGGTGACTTATGTCGGCAGCACCACCGGCACTTTCAAGGTGGGCGGGGCTGATTGGAAGCTGAAAACCGCCGATGCCAACAACACCTGCCACGGCATGGCCGTTGGAGGTGACGGGCGCATCTACGCACTGGAGCGCGTCGCCGGTTCATGGCTTTTCAATATCTATGACGGGGATTCGCTGGCGCTGATTTCCTCCGGGAACAATTCTTTTATCAGGCTCGGCAGCAACCATATTTCAAATCCGTGCATTCCAGGCACCGATGTCAGTTTTTGCATTGAGCAAGATGGCATCCATGTCTGGTCTGCGCAAAGTGGCGGCGGCAACTGGAATTTCCTGGTCGGGGAAATTTCGGCGGGAAGCCTGGTGCAGTTGCATTCCTATACGGACGGCTATCTCGGCGCGATTGGGCGGTATGCCTGTATTTGTGCGGCCTTCGGTGTCTGCTACGGCGTCAACAATCATGGCGATTTTTTCGTCTATGACCGAATCAAGACGCTTAACAAAACCAATGCCACGCTGGCATCGATCATCGAAAAGCGCTGCCTGCTTTCCGGGTTGCTTTCGGCCGGCGATCTCGATACCAGCGCCATCTCACAGACCGTGCGCGGCTACAAGGTCGATGGCGTTGCCTCGATCCGCAATTCGCTGGAGCCGCTGCAGGGCGCCTGGCCGTTCGACATCGTCCCGTCGGGCTATCAGATCAAGTTCAAACCGCGCGGCGCATCGCCCGTAGCAACGATCGACATCACCGAGCTGGGCGCCGTATCCGGCAACGAAAAGGTCGGCGACATCCTGACGCAATCGCGCGAGATGGATACTCAATTGCCGGTCAAGGTGCAGGTCACCTACATCGACGCCAACCGAGAATACGACAAAGGCACCGGCCCGGGCGCCTGGCGCACCAATACCGATGCGGTCAACGTGCAGGCCATTGACATGCCAATCGTGCTCAATGCCGATGAAGTGGCCGGAATCGAGGAGACGCTGCTCTACATGTACTGGATGGAGCGGGCTGATTTCAATTTCAACTTGCCTCCGACTTGGAACGCACTGGAAGCGGCAGATGTATTTACGGTCAATGAGCCGGGCGCCAGCTACGAATTTAGACTTGTCGAACCGATCTATTTGCCAGATGGTCGGCTGGAGTGCTCGGCCAAGCTAAATAGTGCAACGCTCTACACCTGGACAGCCAAGGGGCAGGAGGGTCAAAGCACTGGCCAGGTGCTGTCCTACCCCGGCGCATCGCTGCTGACCTTGCTCGATATTCCATGCGTTGATTCGCGTTACATGGACAAGCCTGGAATTCTGGCTGCGGTCGGCGGGTATTCGGCGGCATGGAAAGGCGGGGCATTATTCCGCTCGGACGATTCCGGCCAGACCTGGAACGACGTTCAGGACTTCACGGCGCCCGGCGCAACGATGGGTGCCGCCACGAATAGCATTGGCGATGCCTCGGCTTATACAGTTGATCGCGCCAGCCGCCTGAATGTTCGATTGTTCAAAGGGTCGCTGGCCAGCGTGTCCGAAGTCGACATGTTCAACGGCGCCAACCATTTTGCCTATGGTCAGCCTGGCCGCTGGGAAATCATCGCCGCAAAAAACGCGACGCAAGAGAGCGACGACACCTGGACGCTGAGCGGGGGGCTGATGCGTGGCCGCTTCGGCACCGAGCAATACATGGGCGACCACGCCATCAACGATGTGGTGGTGCTGCTCGATCCGGATCAGATACGGTTTGTCGGGTTGGGTGTGACCGACATTGGCATTACAAAAAAATGGCGGCCGGTCACCGCTGGACGTTCTGTCGAATCGGCGATAGAAAAGGAATATGCCTACTCGGCGGTCAATCTCGAATGTATTAGCCCGGCCGGGCTGAACGGATCGCGCCATCCGGTCACCCTCGATTGGTCGCTTGTCTGGGATCGTCGCAGCCGCACGCCGGTACGCTTTCTGGCGGGCAGCGTCATGCCGCTTGGAGAAACGTCCGAGCTGTACGACGTGGAAATATGGGATGCAACCTACAGTACGCTCAAGCGGACAATCAGCGGCCTGACATCGGCCTTGGCGACATATTCCTCTGCCGAGCAGATTGCCGACTTCGGGGCCAATCAAGAAACGCTCTATCTGAAAATTTACCAGCGCTCGTCGGTCGTCGGGCGTGGCTATCCGCTGCAGGCATCGATTTACCGTCCGGTGCCGCTTGATCCGTTCATCGCTGATGTTCGGATTTTGCTGCACATGGAAGGGGCTAACGGAAGTACGACATTCACCGATGTATTCGGACACTCGATCACGGCGATTGGGAATGCGCAACACACGACGACCGATCCGCTCTATGGAACGTCAAGCTACCTTGGGGATGGAAGCGGAGATTGGCTGGAGATTTCCGACTCGGCTGATATTGAACTTGGGGCGTCGGATTTTGCGATAGAGGCGACTTTCAAGCTGAGTGGGTATTCGATCAGTTACTCGGGATATTACGTGGCGACGCTGGTAGGAAAGGCCGCCTCCGGCGCCGGCAACCTGGCGTTCTATTTCGCGCTGTCAGGCACCGCGTCTTCCTGGGACAACCTTTATTTTGTCGCCAACGACGGGTCTTATTCAGTATCGGTTCCCTTCTCGTTTGCACTCAATACGCGCTATCGGGTCGCCGTATGTAGAAGCGGTTCGAATCTGCGGTTTTTCGTCGAAGGAACACAGGTCGGATCGACTCAGGCCATCTCGATCACCATTGCAAATAACGCAATTCCGTGGTCGGTCGGGGGCATAACCTACACCGCGAATAACTATTCACTTCCTGGCCGCATTGATGAAGTGCGAGTTACATGGGCACCGCGACTGGTTTCAAACTACACGCCGTCGGCGGTTGCCTTCCCGGATTCATAAGGAACCAGCATGTCAGATACCTTTACCCCATTTGGCTCGATCATCCCGAACGCTGCCTCACAGGAACTGCGCGCCAACGGGCTTTTTGACGCCATTTCCCCGGCGTCGCTCTACGGGCTAAAAAATGCCGACACGACCGGACTGACGCTCGGGCTGCACGGCGGCAAGATTTCTATCAATGGCGTTGTCACGGTCATCGCCGATCAGACAAAATCAATGACGCCATCTGCGACGAATTACGTCCAGGCAAACCCGACGACGGGTGCTGTCACGACCAACACGTCCGGCTATACGGCGGGTTATTGGCGGATCGGTCGGGCGACGGCGGATGCGACCAGTTTCACCTGGCAGGACGACCGATTCAACGGCCTGCGAAATTTCGGCATCCTGTCGCGTGCCTTTCCGTCCGATGCGAATTACACGCTCACCGCTGCAGAAGCGGACAACGACGTGCTTTCGATCACCGCAGGCGTCATCACAGCGACATGCGACTGGATCGTGCCGCTGATCCCGCGCCAATGGACGGTAATCAACAAGACGGCGCAGAGCGTGCGCATCATCGGCGCCACCGGTACCGGCATCACCATCGCCACCGGCAAGACGGCCATTGTGATGGCCGACGGCACGAACATCGTGCGAGTGACGGCGGACACGTAATGCGTCACCTTGGAATGATCGCTACATCCGGAAGTTGGCGCCGTCACTGGATGGCTTGGCGATGGTGGAAATATCCGTTTTATCCGTCTAATCCGCGCACAATTTCAGCATTCGCTTCGCAAGTTACTGATTAATTGGCAAGTACGACTCCTTGTTCTGGTTGTGGAAACATAATTGTCGATGCATTTACGTCATCAATGAACATTACAAGTTGGCGCTTGTATCCTTTATAGTTAACCTCTTCAGCGTCATTGAATAATGCAACTTCCAGTTCTTCGTATTGTTCCATCATTCACCCGCCTTGCTTTCATGCGCTACACAACCAAAGCATTCATCAGTTTCCATTGCACACCCATAACCATCGTCAGGGAACAAATCGACAAGTTTGTGTGGCGGCTTGTCGTAAACAATTCCCGCATCGCCTGCATCGCTAAATAGAGTGCATAGTCCTTTTTCTCTAGGTCTAACAATGACTTTAGGATGGGTCCAATGTTTGCATGTTTTGCAGTGGTTCATCATTCAACCCCTAGACGCTTTGCGGTGTCGAGTGCTTTGTTAATCTGAAGGCTATTGAAGTCTTCGCCGGAACTGCAACTATTCCATTCTTTCAGTTCTTTGTTTGCAAAGACCAGCGCAGCAACCGCTTCCCGGTACGCGGCGATCAGTTCAAGGAATGATTGCAAGTATTCATTATCTGCATCAAACCTATTCCACTCTTTCGTCAGTTCATCTAGTTCATTGATGTTCATGGCTCACCTGCTTTCTGTAGTTTTCGTCAATCGCCGCATTTGCCGCTTCTATCACATCAGCAGCCTGTCGCATAAGGCGCCGAACGGTATCCTCCCAATGAATATCGTATGGCGTTAGCTTTGCGTTCGCGGCTGCGCGGAGTTCTTCGATTAGGTTCATGGTTGCTCCTTCATGGCGAAGTCTTGGAGTTCGTGTAACCAAAACTCACCATCGCCGCCTACATGCCGTGAAAATTCATTTACAAACGCTTCAATCACCTTGTTCCGGTACTCGGCAAGGGACTGCTCGGGGGTGGTGGATAGAGCGTTTCTTGCTTCTTTCTGAACCCAAGTATCACCGTTATATGATACGTACTTCTCAAGGCGACCCATTGCCTCCAGCAGCCCGTTGATTTGGGCGCGGAGTTGGTCGCGCTCAATGATTACAAGTGCAGAGTCTTTGGCTTCTTCGTCAATTATCTTCTGCCATTGAGCAACCTCGGCATCCCGGCTGGCGGCTCCAGATTGGAATGCGACAACATACAGCTTTTCAATCACCTTCAGAAACTCAGGATCGTCAGTGTTTTCCCACTCAGGGAATCCTGCCTCTTTCGCCGCAGCGATGATCTGTTCGCGTGTGGTCATTCCGGCACCTCGATTTCATCATCCAGCTTCGGGTAGCGTGTCCAGCCTGTCCACGTATTGTCATTTAAGCGCGTTGTAGTACAACCAGTCTCCGGATTAAGCCATCCGTAAATCTTGATCTTCTTCATCTTCGGCTGAGCAGGGCGGGCGCGGTATATATGGAATGAGTTCCAGTTTTCTTCGTTCCAAGAAATCCACGGATAGCCTTCTACCGGAGTAGTCGTTTCAATCTCCTCTCCCGCCGCTTGCGCCGCAGCCACGTCTGCCATTGTTGGTAGGTCTCGCCATTCGTTGTTCATTTCGCACGCTCCATCAATAAATTCAATTCATCACAGCAACGCTCGTATAGTCCAACGCTCTGCCTTAGCCAGAAATCCGCATAGATTCCGCAGAATTCACGCAACAATTTCACTTCATCGCCACTGACGCCCATGCGCTGAGTCTCTGCATATCTGGTTCGGATGTTGTTCATGACGATACTCATTGCATGGCACATACTTAGTACTCCTTGATCGTCTTTATGTGCTGCGGCCAACATCAATACACTGCGCATATCACACAGTTCGTCATAGTGCTGTTCAGTCGCCCAGCCGCCTGAAAACGCTTCGGCAATCATCCTTTCGCGCATTTCCAGATCGTCGTTTTGCAGCCCGCGATTGATGAGCATTGGCGGAGATACGCGCTTCGGGCGGTAGGTGGATTGCTTACGCATTGTCAATCCAATAGCTAACTGTTTTGTACCGATCATTCCCGACCTTGCTCCGAGCCATCCCTATCTCAACCAGTTTCCGAAGATGCTTTCTAACGCCTGAATCAGAGACCGATTCAAACACCTTATCGCTTACAAGCTCATGTTGCATAGATGGAATCGTGTAGATTTCTCCGGTCAGCAGGCGCTTCAGAATCTCGTTGCGCAGATGCTTCTGAACCTTCGTTGTTGCTTGATCGGTAGCCGTATCTTTAACGGCTACTTCATCATTCTGCTTCGGCTTTCCATTTTCAATCTGGCGCTCTTTGATGATGCGGAATGACGGAACGAACGGCGTTAGGCCGAATAGGATGGATAGGGTGGTCATTCAGATACTTCCATCATGTACATCAGTGCTTTCGTATCCGCATGTACAAACGCACCATCGCCACGGATTAATAGCGTCGTCACCGGGCCGACCAGATCAACCAGATAGGCGACTCGGTTGATGGTTATTTTTGTTCCTGTGGTCATTTATTTATCTTGTTATCTTGGTTGTTGCAGTTATCAGAAAAAGACAGCTTTTCCAGCTTCGCTATACTTTTTCGCAAGGATTTGATCTTTTTAACGCGCATCTCTTCTGCTCTTTCTACCGCCTCTTCATAGGTGCGGTGCCAGTCTTTTCCACGCGCATATTGATCGCCATAACCAACATTTCCATATGCAACCATGTCTTCGTTTTCGTGAACAACTCCATCGAAAACTTCAATTCCGATGGTCAGCGCATACTTTGTAATCCATACCTTAATATTTTCGCTTTCCATTTTGTTTCCTCGCTGTCTTGTTCAAATTGAAACCTGATAGCCTTCTTTCGGCGCCGTTAAATTGCAAGTAAGTTGCAATTCACTATCAGGCTTCAATTTGCCGCCTGTTTCCAAGCGGGACTGTTTTGTTTGTCAGGTACAGTCAGGCCTCAAAACGGAATATCGTCGCCAAGATCATCAAATTGTGGCTTCGATTTTTGGCTATTTGCACTATCAGGCGCTTTTTGTTCAGGTACGTTTGCACTATTCTGCTTTCCGCCGATAAGCGTCAGTTCATTGACCCGGACTTCAAGCGAATAACGATTCTGTCCTTCTTCGTCTTTCCACGGTCGGTTAGTCAATTCGCCAGATACAGCAACCTGTGAGCCTTTATTAAGGTACGGGAAAACAGACTCTCCGCGCTTTCCCCAGATCGTGTAGCGAATCCAGGTTGTAACTTTCTTGTCGCCATATCCAGAATCCACGGCAGCGTTAAACGTGACGACTGAATCGCCGCCTGCCGTGTATTTCTGCCAAGGATCAGAGCCAATCCTGACGACTGCTGTAAATACGTTCATGGTTATGCTGCCTCCTTAAATGCGCTTTGCAAAGAATGTGTTTTGTCGAACTCAGCGATCACTTGATTAAAGTATTCGCGGGCATGTTTTACTTTCTCGAATATTGCTGCCTCTTTTTCCATGTCTCGCTTTACTGTCCAGGTAGTTACTCGCATCCATTCTGGCAGGTGAGATACAACATGCAGTTGCATTGGCTCATATGAGATAAGACGATCTGGTGTATCGACAAGGCAGTAATTAACCTCCCATTCATCAGCATCCCAAAGCGCCATATATCCGCGCATCTGCCACTCATACAATTTGTCTTCGCAGTCGGCTACTGTGATTGGAAACGTGGCGATAGACCACGATGTTTTGATGTCATGGCCGCGATTGGCAGATTTGTCGAACAGGTCGCATTCTCCAGTGATGAAGTCGTTATTCTTGCGCTCTGTATTCTTTGCAAGAGCGATACCGCGAACGCTGTTAAAAAGCCGGATTGATTCGCCTTCGCACTCGACGCCCTTTTCGATTGCCTTGCTTGAAATCTCGAAATCGACGCCGAAAACTTCTTGCGCGGCAAGTTCGCGGATATAGGTTTTTGCGCCAACAGAAAGCTGGCCTTCTGACTTGCTGCGCGGCTCAGTCATCAGTTTGCCAATCGACGAACAGCGGAATAGTTTCATTCTGCGACCTCTTCAACGATCTTTTCTTTGGCAGCTTCTAGCAATTTCTTTTTAGCCTCGACCTCTGAGCGCAATGCAGAATATCCAGTTCGATCCTTTGCTTTAGTTGCTTCTGCGCCTCGGCGCTGCCAGATTTCAGCAAGCTCGTCCAACGTGGAAGATTGTTCAATTTCAGAAATTGCCTCTTGTTGATTGAACGAGGATTCGACCACTACTTCAGCGTTGCCCATGTCCTTCTCGACGATGCGCTCTGCCTCGTCCTGGTCATAGATGCCACCAAAACCGAACGACAAACGCGCACATTGGATCATTGCCTTATGCCGCAACATCCTCATTGGGTGACTTGCCCACGGACCAATTCCGGGTCGCTTGCACTCCTTCATGTACTCTGTAACTGAAGTCGGACGACCGCGATCTTTTCTGTAAATCTTGCAGGTGCATTTGTCGTCGTCCTGCTCGAACTCCATGCCGTCGAACTGCGCATTCCCATTGATGATGCGAGCCCAACCATCGACACCGACAACAGGAACGATACCGTTATTTTTGTCGGGGAAAGCGTAGATTTCCTTTGTCCAAGGATTCAGGCCGTACTGGTTTGCGACGATCAGCAGCGCGGTCATCTGTGCATCTGATACCTTGACATTGAAGGCAGTCGCCTTCAGGGTTTCAATCAACCCGGCGCCGTCGCCAAGCTCAAAGCGTTTGGCAAGAGTTCCGGTTAATGTAGTGAGTGCGTTGCTCATTTGATTTCCCTCATAGATGAGACTTTGAATGCTTTGTTCTGTGGCATCGCCAGTGCAATGGCCTTTGCTTCTGCCTTGTCGTATGCCTTTACATACTCAACCTGGCGGCGGATATTCTGGCCTTCGTTAATCGTCGGCTTTCTGGTCAATTCGACTCGGAATGTCTGACGGCTGGTGACAAGGTGAGAAATATTCAGCATTGCTATCTTCCGATTGTTTTTGAGATTACTTTCCTGGCATTGGAAATAACTGCGCGTTCGTCATGAACAAGTCCAATCATTTGCTCATTGAATTCAGACAGCATTCCTTCAATAGCGGAAATCAATTCGTTGCGCTCTTTCCGCAGCGCATCAATCTCTGCCTGCATGTCAGCAATGATCGTGTTTGGCGAGGTCATGCTGAGACCTTGTGTTCAATGCACAGCAGGCTTTGAATCTGTTCCTCAATGCGCGTGATATTGTTCTGCGCTTCGGCCTGAATACGCTTTTGTTTTTTGCGCAAGGAATCAATCCCGGCTTGCGTGTAATTGAAGTTGTCAGGCAAATCGTAATCAACGGACACTTCAACTTCGCCAATGAGGATGAATCCATATTTGCTCATATCGCAGGCCAGCAAACTCAGCTTGAATTCCTCTTCGCCGAAATATGATTTTTGCGCATGAACAAACATCGTTGATTTAATCGTGTGCTTCATATCAACCTCCAGGAATAGCAAGTGCAAGAATTGTGAAACCGACGCAGAAGGCCAGCGCACCAATACCGATACTCTCGATAAGGCTGAATCCTTCGCGCTCGTCATTGGCTGCGAAATCACGGTAATTCTTTAGAATCTGCGGCTGACCGCGTAGTGAATGCATTTGCGTGTTCATTTTGACTCCGCATGTTGTTTGCACATTGCAAGCAGTGGAAATTTCCACTGATTCCAAAATTCGGTTGCATGTGAATCCATTTCTTCAATTTCTGAATCACTGAATTCTGACCACCCTGCATGCGTGTAACGCTTGCATCCGAGTCGCATGTAGCCATCTGTTATTAAGCAGCGGTAATACAATCCGGTAATTGACAGCGGATTTTTTGTTATTTTTTCTCCGTAAATTTTTGCTCCGGACAGATTGGCTCCGTACAGATTGGCTCCGTACAGCTCGGCGCTGGACAGATCGGCTCCGGACAGATCGGCTCCGGACAGATTGGCTCCGTACAGATTGGCTCCGTACAGCTCGGCTCTGGACAGCTCGGCTCTGGACAGATCGGCTCCGGACAGATTGGCTCCGTAAATTTTTGCTCCGGACAGATTGGCTCCGTACAGATTGGCTCCGTACAGCTCGGCGCTGGACAGATCGGCTCCGGACAGATCGGCTCCGGACAGATTGGCTCCGGACAGATTGGCTCCGGACAGATTGGCTCCGTACAGATTGGCTCCGGACAGATTGGCTCCGTACAGATTGGCTCCGTACAGATTGGCTCCGTACAGATTGGCTCCGTACAGATTGGCTCCGGACAGATTGGCTCCGTACAGATTGGCTCCGTACAGCTCGGCTCTGGACAGATCGGCCTTTGATAGCTCTGACGCTTCTTTGATCGTCTTAACGTCAAACTCGCAAATCGTTGCACCTGTAAATCTGTGTTTGATCGCAATCATGTTTCCCTCTATTAAAAATCCCGCTGGCCCTGAAGGTATGCTTCGGTACTCGTCCTGTGGCCTGTTCCCGTAACTCCGAACTGCCGCCGGGTACTACATCGCGCCCTCTCTCGGTCGCATCGTCAGGCACTCACACCTTGCAGGCCGATTCGGTCGGCCAGACCTGCTACTACTTAGTGCGTCAGGGAAGTAGCGGCCCTCAAAGGTGCGAATCGTTCTAGGTAGCCTTGCTTTATCTATGGCGACTTGAATTTGCTGTTACGCCGCTTGACCGATCCGCTTAACTTTTGCATTGCCTTTGATCGCCACAACCACTACACACAGCACCGCGAAAGCTGCGGCCCATCCCATCGCATCGCTGCGGTTGCTTGACCAGCTCATCGTGAGCGTTGCGATCTGTGCGAATAAGGCGATGTGTTTCATGTCAGAACCTCTTAACTAGGCAGCATTCATGAACAAAAAAACATCCGAGTTGTTTTTCGGCGCTTTCAAAAAATTGCTGAATGAGCAAACCATCAGGAACCGCCTTTCGCATTGGCATTCAAAATCAACTCATAAATAAAATCCCGCGCTTTCCAATTGTTTTCTTCAAACCCAATAAGCAGCGTCGGCGTTGCTTCTGTTCCGCAGCGTTTGAAACCTCGATCAATGATGTGAATTCCTCCCTTCGCAAACGACGAAAGCAGTTCGTCACGCTGCTTCCTGAGCAATTCAACCTCTGCCGTCAGATCGGCAATGATGGTGTTAGGCGATGTCATTAATGGCGTCCTCCGACTTTAGTCTGCGTAGCAGGAAACAAATTTTTTACCGTCAAACCGAATAGCAAGATGCTCAATCAGCTTGTATTCAACATCTTCTAGAACCTCTAAACACTTCTCATGCGTAAGTGTTCCAGGAAGTTCTTGCTCAGGCGTTGCAAGCCATTTTTCGGCCCATGCCTTAGTGGCTTTCAGGTGCTCAAGGTCTGTCATGGCGTACTCCGTTATTAGTGTTAAACGATGGCTATCGCCACGTAACCAGATTCACTTGCTTGCCATCCGCGCCACATGCACAGAATGTCAAGTTCGTTAATCCTGACCACCTTGAAACAATCCATCGGATACATGTCCCACATGACAAACTCCTCCGTTGTAAAAAGATCAGCGCCGTTCCCGTTGGCCCTGACCACAAACAGTTACTACTAACTACTAATCCGGTGATGATTTGCTACTCAACTGCGGCTAGGCTTGAAGCTGTGTGGCTAGGCTTCTTGCCGCCCCTGGGTACTTGTTCCGTACTTACTGGCCTGCGGCTCGTTGCTTGTTGCGGTTGGTTCGTGTTGCTTTGTTCCGAGGACTGAATTAAACCATAGGTTGAAATAAAGATCAACCACAAGTTGAGTTGTTTGATAAAATTTTTCCTATGCCGCCTGGTAAGCGGTGTAGTCATCAGGCAGAGCTAGGGGAAAGCCCTTGCCGCGCTTCCGGTTCCTGATGGCTGAAGCGTGACCAAGCTGCCAGGTGCTACGGACAAATGCCAAGCCCCTGTCGGTCACAAGCCTTCAGGGGCTTTTTATTGGTTGCGCTTTACTAGTGCTAGGACTCCTGCCAAACCGGAGCTAGTAAGGCAACACTGGGCAAGTGTGTTGCGGCGCTGAATGGGCTTGATTGTTGTCGCGGACTCAGCGGCAGGGCAATCAAGACAAGTCTTACTGTGGGTTAAGCATCTGTAACAGGACAATGGGCGGCGAAGTCAGCACCCATGATGCGAAAGGCTGATGAACCAATCAAAGCGACCGACGGGCGACGGCACCTAAGTTTTGAGATTGCAAAGGCGCATACCTTATATAGGTATGGCTAACCTTGCTTTCTCGGGGCGATAGGTAACAACTACCTAGTAGTAGATAGGCAAAAGGCAAATTGCGACATGCTATTAATTGAATCAACTAGCAAAGAAAACACAATCAACTATCCAGATCACGTATCCGAGTTTGAGGTTCAAGCCTATCTCTATTGGATGCTAAAGCAATCAACAGCAGCAGATATTCGAGCTGAGGTTAAATCAAGAGGCACGCATGGATTGAGGCCATCTAAAACTGCATGCAGATTCGATATAGTTGTTTTCAAAAACGCTGTGGCCGTGTGTATCGTTGAAGTCAAAAGCGACAAAGTAAGGCATTCAACAACAATGCAAGACACCCGACAAGGAACAAGGTATCCGACTTACGGAGTCCCTGTTGTTGTTTGCTATGGGATGAATGACATACCTATTGTTATAAGCACGGTGCAATCAATACTTGGGTAGGGGGAGCCTTTGGCCGATAACTACCTAAGATGATGATGTGTTCTAACCCTTGACTAAGCGCAGGCGATGCCTGGTTATTGTTGATCGCCGCATTTGTCACAAAAACAAACTAACTTCCGGTTGAAAAGAATATCAACCTGTGGTTTAATGTTTGGCATGAAAGACGCCATCCTAAAAGCCATCAAGATTGCCGGGGCAAAGTCTATTGCAGACGCTTGCAATGAGATTTCCGTTCAGGCCGTTCATAAATGGGCAATCAAGGGCGTTCCTGCCGAACGCTGCCCAACCATTGAGCGACTGACAGACGGCGAAGTTACCTGTGAGCAGTTGCGGCCTGATGTTGATTGGGCATATCTGCGATCTGACGCGAACAAAGCAGCATGAACCGTGTCTCCCTCCGCCCGTCATCTGACGGGACTTCGCAAACCTCCGGGCCTTCATTGGCTTGGAGGGTATTTTTTCGGGTGAATTGATGTCGACACCAGGAATGACCGAGGTTCGCTTTGCTGGCGGAAACGGAAACGAACCGGAGTTGAATCGGAAATGACCACGCTAACCGTATTCATCGCTGCACTGGCTTATGTCGCCATTTCCATTCCGGTAACGCTATGGATTTGCCCGCGCCTGTTCCGCCATGTTCCGATGGATGAAGAATGAATGAGCTTCATCTATTCGCGGGCGCTGGTGGAGGAATACTCGGCGGTCAATTGCTCGGACACCGATGTGTCTGTGCAGTGGAGCGAGAACCCTATGCACAAGCCGTCTTGGTGGCACGACAAAACGATGGAACCTTCCCGCCATTCCCGATTTGGGATGACGTATGCACCTTTGACGGAAAGCCTTGGCGCGGAATTGCTGACGTGGTTTGTGGCGGATTCCCTTGCCAAGACATCAGCGTTGCTGGAAACGGGGCCGGACTGGACGGCGAAAGGTCAGGACTATGGTCACAAATGGCAAGGATCATTGGGGAAGTACGACCCCGTTACGCATTCATTGAAAACAGCCCAGCTCTCGTTACTAGAGGGCTCGACCGGGTGCTGTGCGACATTGCCGCGATGGGGTTTGATGCTAGATGGGGCGTTGTATCAGCAGCCGATACCGGCGCCGCTCACAAGCGCGAACGAATCTGGATACTCGCAAGTTCCAGACGGGCAGAGTTTCTTTCACACGCCGAATTGTGCGGGGCTGGACGGCGGGAGCAACAGCCGGAAATCATTGGCGAAACGTCAATGGCAAACGCCCGTAGCGGACGACTCTGTGGATCGGAAGGCCGGGAAGTGGAACAGCCGTGGCGAACCAAAGTTGTCGGCGGAAGTGTTGATCTGGCCGACGCCGAGAGCTTCGGAGGGAAAAGGCTCTGTGTCAGCGACGGCATGCGACAAAGCGGAAGCAAGGGGATTTTCTCCGAATCTTCCGGAGTTGGTTGCGAAGGTATCGGCGGCGAAGATGTGGCCAACAGCAACAGCCTACAAGGGCTGGGCGCCGAACCACAACCGCGCCAACACCGACGACCGTCTGGACTACAGCGTGGAGCGATTGACTTTCCATCCTGGCCAGCCGACCCCGCCGATGCGCCTGAATCCGGAGTGGGTCGAGTGGTTGATGGGATGGCCCATCGGTCACACCGCATTAAAGCCATTGGCAACGGACAGGTTAGCCGAGTGGCGGCAGCAGCATTCTCCATCTTGGCTGAACAAATAATGTCAGCGAAGCAAAACTTCCGTTACTCGTCTGAGGACAAGGGCGAATGAGCTACTCCGCAGAACCTGGACACGTCGAGCAATTCCGTGACGCTACCGACAACCACGAAAAGATGCGCGGAACCATGTTCCTGACATTCCGTTGCCCGGAGTGCGGCCATTCAAAGTCGATCAGGGGCCGTAAGTCTCGCGGATGGAAGATCGGATTTCGTTGCTTGGATTGTCACACGGAGAAGTCTGCTGCCAAAAGTGCAGACGAAAAAACGGCAGCGTCATCGGTGCGCTAACACCTCGGCTGCCGTCCATATAGCGAGAGAAAGTATGAACTCATATCTTGATTTTATCAAGCGCAAGGAACAGACCGATCCGGCAACCGGGATAACACATATCCCGAAGCTGAATCCGATGCTGCACGAACACCAGGCCGATATGGTGCGGTGGGCGTTACGCCGCGGGCGTGCTGCGATCTTCGCTGATTGCGGACTAGGCAAAGGCCCGATGCAGATGGAGTGGGCGAAACACCAGCCGCATGAAGCGTTGATCGTTGCGCCGCTTGCTGTTGCACACCAGTTTGTGCGTGAAGCCGATAAGTTCGGCATTGATCTGGCCTACGCGAAAGACCAATCGCAGATCACGAAACGGATCACCGTTACCAATTACGAGCGCCTTGAAAACTTCCATGTCGAACAGTTCGGCGCGGTCGCTCTTGATGAATCAAGCATTCTGAAAAATTCATCTGGCGCCTACAGCACATGGATGATTGACGCCTTCAAGAATACGCCGTTTCGTCTATGTTCTTCAGCAACGCCGGCGCCGAATGACGTAATGGAACTTGGCACCCAGGCTGAGTTTCTAGGGGTCATGACGCGCGGCGAAATGCTGGCGATGTACTTCACCCATGACGGTGGCGACACAAGCAAATGGCGAGTTAAAGGCCATGCGCAGGCCGCTTTCTGGTCATGGATGGCTTCATGGGCAGTCATGATTCGCAAGCCGTCCGACCTTGGTTATAGCGATGACGGTTTCATTCTGCCGCCGCTGCGCATGCATGAACAGTGTGTTTCCGTGAATTCTCCAACTTCTGGATTCCTGTTCGCCGTTGAAGCGCAGACGCTACAGGAACGCCAGCAGGCCCGGCGCGATTCGATCTCTGATCGTGTCAAAGCCTGCGCCGATATTGTCAATGCCAGCAATGAACCGTTCCTCGTCTGGTGCAACCTGAATGACGAAAGCGACGCTCTGGCAGCGGCTATTCCTGATGCGGTTGAGGTTCGAGGATCTGATACCGACGAACACAAGGAAAAGGCTATCGCCGGATTCTTGGATGGCTCTATTCGTGTGCTGGTTTCAAAGCCTCGCATCATGGGGCTTGGCCTAAATTTCCAGCACTGCGCGGATATGGCATATGTCGGCCTTTCGGACTCGTATGAGCAGCTTTATCAGTCGATTCGCCGCTGCTGGCGCTTCGGTCAGACGCGCCCGGTAAATGTTCATGTAATCACTGCCGAAACAGAGGGCGCCGTGGTTTCAAACATCAAGCGCAAAGAGCGCGAAGCAGAAGAAACCTACAACAACATGATCGAACACATGAAGGACTTGAACGCTGCGGCATTGCATGGGCAGACGGTTCGCAACAAGAGCGAATACATCCCGAAACATACCGTTCAAATTCCGTCATGGCTGGAGGCGTGATATGATTACTCATCGGCTTGGAATCCGAATTATTGGCAAGGCTTCACATGACCTCTGGCGGGTGCCAACCCGTTATTCCAACATCCGCAAGGATGAGAGGTCAGGTGAAGCCTTTTTTGTTGGGCAAAAAATGATTACTCAAGAACGTTTGAAAGAGCTGGTTAGCTACAACCCTGAAACAGGCTTATTTTTCAGGAAGGTTAAAACGAGCAATAGATGTTCAATGGATAAGCCGATAGGAACTGTTGATACGCATGGCTATTTTTGGGCAAGCATTGACGGAAAAGCATACCGGCTTCACCGCCTTGCGTTCATTTATACCAATGGCAGCATTCTTGATTGCGATGTTGACCATATCAACATGGATCGAAAAGACAACCGGATAGCAAATCTTCGCCAGGTTGATCGATCGACAAATATGCAGAACAAGATCAAGCCATCTGCAAATAACCGCTCCGGATTCCTTGGTGTGATACATGGAAAGCGGCCCGGAACATTCACGGCGCAAATCCGCAAGGCTGGGAAAAATACACATCTCGGAACGTTCGTGTCTGCTGAGTCTGCGTATGCAGCATACGTTTCTGCAAAGCGAGAATTTCACGCCGGGAGCACGCTATGAGCACAGCTCTAAATCAGGCACAAGGAGAAAATTGGACCTTGCTGCATGGCGATTGTGTTGAATTGCTAAACGCCCTGCCAGAGAACTCGGTTCACCTGACCGTTACCAGCATTCCTTACGGGAATCTCTACTGCTACTCAAACTCTGATCGCGACCTTGGAAACAGCACGACTGACAGTCAATTTTATGAACATTTCGCCTACGTCGTTCGCGGACTGCATCGCGTAACAAAGCCAGGACGGATAGTTGCAGTTGATCTGATGAACATTCCAGCAATGAAAGAACGGGATGGATACATCGGATTGAAAGACCTGCGCGGAGACGTTATCAGGGCGTTTCAAAAGGAAGGGTTTATCTTTCATTCCGAGCACTGCGTTTTCAAAGATCCGCTGATCGAGGCGACTCGCACTAAGGCGCTTGGCCTGATGCATAAGCAGCTTTGCAAAGACTCAACGCGAAGCCGAGCAGGGATTCCGCAATACCTCCTAGCGTTCCGCAAGGATGGAGAGAACCTTGAGCCAGTCGCACACATTGACGGCCTGACAGAATTCGCCGGAGAAAATCCGCCGACTCATGGAACGCTGTCTCATGAGCGATGGAGGCGTTACGCCAGCCCGGTATGGATGGATATTAACTTCAGCAATACGCTGAACGCCAAAGCCGCCAGAGACAACGAAGACGAGCGCCATGTATGCCCGATGGCGCTTGATTTGATTGAACGCGCCATACAGCTTTGGAGCAATCCTGGCGATATAGTTTTTGATCCATTCTCTGGCGTTGGTTCAACTGGATACCAGGCTATCCGCATGGGTAGAAAGTTCGCCGGTTCTGAGCTGAAGAAATCCTACTTTGACCAGGCTGTTAAGAACATCGGTTCGGCTAAAGCAAATCAGGGCGCATTGTTTGATTGCGAGGCTGCCTAATGGCAAGAGCAAGAAACATAAAGCCTGGGCTGTTCAAAAACGAATTGCTAGTCGAGCAATCGTTATTTGTCCGCCTTCTTTTTGTTGGCCTATGGACTCTTGCCGATAGGGAAGGTCGCCTAGAGGATCGGCCAAAGCGCATCAAGCTAGAACTGTTCCCGTATGACAGCGAAAATACAGACGATGCGCTTACTGTTCTTGCTGAAAACGGGTTCATTGTGCGCTATCAGTCAGCAGGAATTAACGTTATTCAGATTGTCAATTTCCTGAAGCACCAGACGCCACACGGAACAGAAAAAGACAGTTTGCTGCCTGATGAAAACGGTGAATTTACCGTTCATGAACGAAACAAAGCCGGGTATGTAACAGGAACAAAACGTAACAATAACGTTAAATCAGATGAAATTAACGTGGAGTTGCAAGGCAATAACTGTTGTACACCTGTTAGTGAACGCCCTGATTCACAGAATCCTGATTCACTGAATACAACTACTAACGTAGTTGTTAAGGAAAAAAAGGCGCGCAAGGTTTCAACGGTTCTTGGTGACGACTTCTATCCCGACGAAACAGGCGTTGCCTACGCCGAATCGAAACGAATTTCATTTGCCGTAGAGCTTGAATCGTTCCGCAACTGGCACGCGGCAAGGGGTTCGACCATGAAGGACTGGCAGGCGGCATGGCGAACATGGTGTGACAAGGCCGTTGAGTTTGGACGGTCAGGAAATGGACAAAGAGCGCCAGCTAAGACACAGCACCAACTCAACCAGGAAGCGACGACCCGCGCCATCTTCGGCAATCCGTCCGAGTTCGCTTTCACTGAAAAACTCATTTCCGGCGAGGTAATTTCGTGAGACTGCCTGACAGTTGGGTGAATAAAATTGTCCTCGAATTGCAGGGGATTTACGGCCAGCAATTCACCGGAAAGTTCTCCAAAATCGAATCAGGAAAAGATGTTGGAATTGAGAACTTCAAGGAATCGCTTGCTACCCGATTGGGCGGATTCCGCGATCATCCGGAAGCCATCGGATATGCGCTGAAGAACCTTCCGACAACGCACTGCCCAAACGTGTTGGAGTTTCAGGCCATTGCCAATCTTGCGCCGAAAAAAGATGTTCCAGCGATTGAATACAAGCCGACCGCCGAAGACATTGAGCGCAATCGTCGGATGGCTGAGAAGGCTACCAAGGCCGTAACCAATCACGTTGATCCAATGCATTGCTGGCGCCGTCCGAAGTCGCAGATTGTTGCGGATTACTTGTTTGATGCGCACAAAAACCCGTCAAGGTTTCGTCCTCTTTCCGAGATATTCGACAAGCACGTTGCGAATGAAGTGATTTCACCGGAAGGCAAATTACTGCACAAGTGGAACGGACTCGGGTGGCAAAAAGCATGAACGACCTATTCACCAGCCACGAAGAAGCCCGAGAAGAACGCTCCGCGATCATGGCCGATTCCGGTATCGCCAATCCAGAGCAAGCCGCCGAGGTTGATCTGCATCCATACGAGGTGCGGGACGTAATTCGCAGATTCTTCCCTGATGGCGATCCGACTCCGTACTTTGATCTGGTCAAAGCCAAGCGCGGAAATGATGCCGCCGAGCGCCTGATAGTCGATTGCCGGGAAGCATGGCGCCGCGAGATCGAAATCCGAAAGGCGCAACGGGCCAATTTGGATAGCGGAAAGGTGGCGAAGTGAATGAGCTTTCTCTTTTCACGGGCCTTGGTGGAGGCTTACTCGCGTCTGAGTTGCTTGGATGGAGAACAGTCGCCGCTGTCGAGAAATCTTGGTATGCAAGATGCGCTCTTGTTTCAAGACAGAACCAGGGGATCGTTTCAGCATTCCCGATATGGGATGACATTTGCACTTTTGACGGAAGAGACTTTAGAGGAACTGCCGACATCGTTACCGGCGGATTTCCGTGCCAAGCCTATTCCTCGGCAGCTTCGGGAAAAAACAATGCAGATGATCTCTGGTCGGAAATGCGACGGATCGTGGCAGATGTCGCTCCCAGGTACGTATTTGCAGAGAACACGTCAGCCAAAGCAATCGACGCCGCATGCGATGACCTCGAAGCGATGGGTTACGAAACCCGAGCAATTACCCTTAGCGCGAGAGACTTGGGTGCTGACCACGTTCGGGAACGATCATGGTTACTTGCATACGCCGACGACAAAAGCGAACTATTGCGCGGACTCGATGCAGAAATGGCCATGCAGTCGGAATTTCAAAACAGTATTTGGAAAACCTACCCCGATGAATCACGAGTGGCTGATGGGGTGGCCGATAGGCTGGAGCGGTTTAAAGGAACTGGAAACGGACAGGTTCCAATCGTGGCGGTCTGCGCACTCGTTTGTCTGGTTAAAAGCGAATGACTAAGCGAACCCTGACAATTACCGGAGAAGTCGCCCGCAAAGCGATATGCAACCATGTGATGACCGCAGACGAAGGATACATCGTGACCATTGCCGAGCCGAACAGGACGCTAGATCAAAATTCCGCCCAATGGCCGTACCTAGAAGCGTTCGCCAATCAGCTTGAATGGCCGATCAATGGTCAGATGACCAAGATAACCGCCGACGATTGGAAGGACATCCTGACATGCGCGTTTAGAAACGAATCGCCACGGGTGGCAATGGGATTAAATGGCGGGATGGTTTTACTAGGGCAACGGACCAGCAAATTCAGCAAAAAGGATTTCTCTGAGTGGATGGAATTCCTCGTCGCAACATCCGTTGATCGTGGCGTTACGGTTTATCAGCAGGAGGCCGCGTGAGCATTCCAAAGAAGCCGCGCAAATGCCGAGTCTGTAAATCCGACTTTCAGCCGGTGCGCTGCCTGCAACAAACCTGCTCATTCGATTGCGAAGTAAAGCTAGGACTAATCCACGCCGAACGCTCAAAGGCAAAGCGCGAGAAAGCCGAGCGTATCGCAGAGATCGCCAGCACGAAGATATTACGCCTGAAGCTGAAGACGAAAAGCGAGTGGATGCGAGAAGCGCAAATTGCTTTCAATAATTTTATTCGCTTTCGGGATCAACTGGCAGGCCATCCGTGCATATCGAGCGGTCAGTCGTTGGACTGGTCAGGTAATAACGTGGATGCCGGTCATTATCGCAGCAGGGGAAGTGCGCCTCATCTACGCTTTGACGAGCGCAACTGCCACGCACAAAGTAAGAAAGATAACCGCTATCTGTCAGGTAACGCAGTTTATTACCGCATTGGACTTATTGCGAGAATCGGCCTAGAAGCCGTTGAATCACTAGAGGCTGACCAGACACCAAAGAAATACACGATAGCCGAACTGAAGGCCATAAAAGCGCATTACGTGGCGAAACTAAAGGAACTGAAGAATGGAAATTGACCGCGAAGTACCAATCGATCCGATAGACCGCGCTGATTACTTCATCGAGTCTGTCGTCGATGACCACGTAAAGGAGGCTATGCGGAAAGCTGCTGAGATTCCGAAAGGAACGGCTGGCGAGTGTTCATTTTGCGGTGAATTCTCAATGCGTCTGGTGGATGAAACATGCGCACCATGCCGGGACAAGTTTGCGAAGTATTACGCACCATAGGAGATTGAAATGGAAACTATACAAGACACGAGACTTCCAAAAGCGAAGCTGATTTGGGTACAGTGGCAAGGATGGTGGTTCGGCCAGTTGCGCGACGCGCTGCACATGGAGCGCCGGTATTGGACTGTGTTTTGGATGACAACGCGAGGCGCTAACTTCTGGCAGGCATGGCTTGGGCCAGTGCAATTTGGATGGCGCAGGCCTTGGCTTCGCGGACCAGCGGAACTACACCTTAAGCAACACTATGGCGACGCA